ATAGATTCAAAATCTAATTTACCGCCAGTATTCTTTATTATGATTTTTGCTTGCTTGATGGAGGGTTGTCTTCTGCCATACCTATATGCTTTTGCAGTTCCTGGAGTACATTCAAAAAGTTTTGCGGCTGCCTCCGTACCCATAAATTCTATGTATTGTCTCAACGTGTATCTTTGCACCTCTCTCTCCTTATATTCAGGTTCAAATCCCTCTTGGTAAAGGGTCTTGAGTATTTCAGTTGATAATTCTTTCTGCCTAAAATAATAATTTGTAATCCATTGTTTGTTTTTTGTTTTGTTCATGCTACAATAAGTCCCAATTGAGTGAAAAACTAAGTGTAGCTCAATTTGTTATGAAATAAAAGTTAAACTTTAATATAATTTTCATGGAGAAAGATATGAACGATAGTATATTATCACGTATAAAAACTCCAAACGAACTTGTGGAACAACAGGGTGCTAAATTGTTAATCTACGGTGAGTCTGGAGCAGGTAAAACAACTTCTCTCAAAACTGCACCTGGTAAAACCTTAGTTGTAAGTATGGAGAGTGGTTTATTATCTATTAAAGATGCTGATAATTTGACAGCAATAGAGGTCAAGGAAGCATCAGAGATAGAAGAGATAGCACAAATGCTAGAAAATGGCACACTCGATTACGACACAGTTTGTCTGGATAGTATTACCGAGATGTCAGAGATTTTGTTATCTCAAGAAAAGGCAAAATCAAAAGATCCACGCAGAGCATACGGAGAGGTAATCGAAGTAATGATTAAAACTATGCGTAGGTTTAGAGATTTGCCAATTCACGTTATATTCATCGCTAAACAAGCAAGGGAGCGTGATGAAGCAACTGGTATGTTCCACTATCAGCCGATGATGGTAGGTGCTAAGTTGCCAACTCAAATACCTTACTTTTTTGATGAGGTGTTATGTTTAAGAACTTTTGATGACGAAAACGAAGAAGGCAAAAAAATTGTCAGTCGTTGGTTTCAAACAAGAGTTGGACAAAACTACACAGCAAAGGATCGGAGTGGGAAGTTAGAAGAGTTTGAAGCAACTAACTTATCCGATATTATTAATAAACTAGGATTTGCATCAGGGGGTGCAGTATGAACGATTTTGAAGGATTAGATATAAGTATGGAAGAGGCAGATGGCGGTTCATTTATACCAGAGGGCGAATACCCTTGTATTATAAATGTATCTGAAAAGACGACATCGGCTGCAGGTAACGATTACCTAAAAGTAGAACTATCAGTAACTGGTGAGAAATACTCAGGTTGGAGAGTAAGAAAGAACTTCAATCTTTGGTATCAACATGCAGATGCACAAAAACAAACCGAGATTAGAGGTTACGCTAATAATGATTTCGCTCGTTTGTTGAAAGCATGTGGCATGGATACACCGCCAAAAAGTGCTGTTGCGTTACAAGGTAAAGAAGTAATTTGCAAGTTAATAGTAAAAGAAGCGGAAGAGGGTTCAGAGTACGGGCCAAGTAATGAAGTACAATCTTTCATCAAAGCTGAAACGATGACACCTCCGAAAGCATCTAGCTTGCCACCGAGTATGTCAAACGACAAAGAAGAGAAGGAAGATGATAAAGGGTCAAAACCACCTTCTTTATAATAACCACACGGCTCGCTAGGAGTCGAAAGAGATACGTGTTTCTCCATACCCTAAATCATCACACTATCTCAACCTAGCAGATGTACCTTATAGCTAGAAAAGGCATCTCCTATAGCCTTTATTGAGCAACCTTGGTGCAGTTGTCTAGCAAGACGCACCTTTTTTTATAATTATGAATTTAGAAATAAAATACGCAGAAAAGAAAGATTTGAAATTTGTTGATTTCTTACAAAAGAAAAACGCGAGGGATCTTTCTTTTTATCCTCTATCAATTTTAGAAAGAGAAACAAATAATCAAAGAATACTTCTTGCACTCGTAAATAATCAACACGCAGGTTACCTATTTCATGGAAGTATCAAATCACCCAGAGATAATATCTTAAAAATATTCCAGGCATGTATAGAGTATGATTTAAGAGGTAAATGGTATGGTGCTGGATTAGTAAAAACATTAGAAGATTTAGCAAAAATCAAAAATGTAAAATCAATATCCCTGAGATGTGGTTCTGACATAGAAGCAAATAGTTTTTGGAAAATGATGGATTATAAATGTATAGATATACAAGAAGGTGGAATTAGAAGAATGAGAGATATAAATGTTTGGAAAAAAAACATAGAAGCAGAAAAACAAATAGAAATGTTCAAAAACCAAGAAAAACAAATAGAACCAAGTACAAAAAAAAGAGACTCTAGTTTTTACAGAAAAAGAAAAAAAGGAAAAAAATCTAACATGATGTTACGAGGCAAAGCGTTATTACAGTATAGAAAAGAAATATTAGAGGAAATAGAATGAAACCAAGTTCAGCAAAAGCAAAAGGCAGACTACTACAGCAAAAGTTTAGAAATATGTTAGTAGATATACTTGGACTTGACGAAGATGATCTCGAAAGTCGCCCGATGGGGAGTGCTGGTGAAGATGTAATAATGGGTAAACAATCCAGGGATAAGTTCCCATATTCAATCGAATGTAAAAATCAAGAATCTATAAATCTTTGGAAAGCCTACGACCAAGCATCAAAAAACTGTAAAGGATATGAGCCTTTAGTTGTCCTCAAAAGGAATCGAAGTAAAGTATTGGTTTTATTAGATGCAGAGTATTTTGTAAAACTGCATAATAACAAAAATGGATAATAAACTAATTGAAAATTATTGGGATCATCAAGAAGAAAAGATGTTTCTCCCAAAAAAGTTTGATTGTCCTGCATTGATTAGTTTTAGCGGTGGCAGAACATCAGGCTATTTACTCTATAAAATTTTAGAATCATACGATGGGGTGCTTCCTGAAGATGTGCATGTTGTATTTGCTAATACAGGTAAAGAAATGGTACAAACTTTGGATTTTATAAATGATTGTTCTAAAAATTGGAATGTAAATGTTAGGTGGTTAGAGTTAGACATACATGAAGAACGGCCAATTTATCGAACTAAAGAAGTAACATACGAAACAGCCAGTCGTAATGGTGAGCCGTTTGAAGCATTAATTAATAGAAAAAAGATGCTGCCGAATCCTGTTGCGAGGTTATGCACGATGGAACTTAAAATCGGTGTTATGAATCGTTTTATGAGATCACACGGATATAAAAGATGGGCGAATGTTATTGGATTGAGATATGACGAACCAAGAAGGGTATCCAAATCAGTTAAACAAAATGAATCAGGAAAGAACAAATACGAGTCATTAGTACCATTGTTTGATAATAAAGTAATGGTTAAAGATGTAGGTGATTTTTGGAGAAACAACGATTTTGATTTGAATTTACCAAATCATAACGGCAAGACTTTAGCTGGAAATTGCGATCTTTGTTATCTCAAAGGTCAAAAAACATTGATTAAAATTATAAAAGAGAAACCAGAACTTGCTGATTGGTGGATAGAACAAGAGAGGAAATTACAAACATCTGCACAAAAAGAATTAGGTAGAGATGCTTCTACAGCAAAATTTAGAAAAGACAGCAGCTACGTAGAGTTAGTTGAGTTAGCTAAACTTGATGCCAAACAAATAGAAATGTTTGAAGATGATGGTAGAAGTTGTTTTTGCCACGACTAACGGTTTTTTTCAATCAATTTTTGTAAGTACCACCTGGCTTTACGTAAATCTTCTACGCCATTTTTATCCTCATATCTCCACAAATATTTAATACAACAGGCTTTTAGATGGCCTTTAAATTGTACTGCACTCATACTGGCTTGGATGGCATCAATACATTGTATTTCGCCTTTGTAATGGTCAGGGTTTATATTGTCTTTCATTTTCTCAGGTAATCTCATTTTCTAAATCCAATGTCACGATATTCGGACTGTTATATATAGTTGGTTTGTTGCCTTTCATACATCTTTTGATGTTTTCTAGGTGCGTGTTCATTATTTCCCAAGCAACATCCATTTGCTTATCTGTAATTATAAATACTTTACTTGCGTATGGTGGTTTCTTTTCTTGAGCCACAAATACAAACTCTTTAACACTATAGCCTGCAGCTTCCATACCGCGTCTATACCAAGCAGCTTGTTCTGCATAGCCATATTTTAATACAGATTCTTTGAAATACTCAGGAGAACAACTGTAAGTGGTTTTATAATCCACAACCACGATTTCATGCGGTTTATGTGGGCCTCTTGGTTGGCAAATTACATCTGGACGGCACTTACATAAGACTTTATCTTCATACCAGTAGAATGAAGGTTCAGCTATTTTGCCATCACCATTCAAATACATATCGCCTTCTGGGATCATATGGTCACGCATCGCCATAATATCTTTGTATTCGTTTTCTTTGATACAGCACATACCTCTATCCAGTATGTCTTGTTTGAGTTCCTTGTTTACTTTGGTGTATGGAGATCCAACGATTACTCCAACGTCCCTGGTAAAAGCATCTTCACCTTCAACAAGCAAAGAGTGGGCTGCAGTACCAAAGTTCATTGCAGATGTCGTTTCTTGTTGTACTTCTAACGCATGTAACTGGCTCTCACCAAATTTACGCACGTAAGATGAACTGATACCTATATCTGAATGGTAATCTTCATTTGATATTGCAGTA